TAAAGTCGTTCGGAAGTGTCAAAGTGTATTGTTTATATAATTTTGAATTATCAGTTGAAGCAACATAAACAACAGGAACTGTCCAAGTTTTAAAAGGAAGTTTTCTCATTGTAACTAACCTATTAATTGCTTTATTAATTGATGGAATAGCGTTGTTTACAAGGTCGGAATATTGTGGGTCATTAGTTAAAAGACCGCCTGTTAAATTAGCGGCTGTTACTGATGTGTCACCATTTTTAACGATGTCTTTTATTACTTCTACTACAAGGTCTTTTAATAGCATATATCTCCTGTAAGGTAAGAATAGGAATTGCACCTATAATCTTTGTTTTACTAATTAAACTATCTCACCATAGAACTCGGTTTTTACACCGAGTTGGACTATTAAATCCTGCCAGCGTCTTTCAAGATTTGTGCGACTTGTTCAGGAACCTCAACCTCCACACCTTTTTGAATATTGAAGCGTCTACCATTAATGATAACAACTTCGGTGTGAATGTTTGGATTCAACGTGTCATACGGAATCCTGATTTTGACTAGCTTTTCTTTAGCTTCAGCCATAGTATTTCCTCCTTTTTATATTATATCAGATATTAAGCTGGATTGTTTGCAGCTGTATAGTGCTTACGACTTGCATCAACTAATTCAGCAGCTGGGACACCAGATTTAACTTCATAGCGGATAAGCGCTTCTTCGTAAATAATACGAGTAGTGAATCCAGGAAGTTTCCAACCAAGAGTTTGGATTTGGTCTAATGGGTCAGCAACACCAGCGGAACCTAAACCTTTATAAATAATAGAAGGTTTTCCAGAACCACCAGCAATTTCAACGACACCAAACGCATCAGCACCCATTGCTAAGCAAAGGTGAACAGCGGTATTTGGAGCTACTGCTTGTTCCAAGTTATTGTCAACGACAATTTTAAAACCAAGCAACGAACCAACTTCACCCTTCATAATCATTTCGGTATTGTTATACTTGGAAATGTCAATCCAGGAAGTGTTAGCACCAGTCAAACCCTTTAAGTCCATTTCAACTTCTGGGGTAACTAACAATAAATATTTACCTTCAGTGAAAGGTTTAACGTTATTGCGTTTGAAAGTTTTTACCATTTCATTTAAATCGGCAAATGAAATAGCGGTTGCACCACTGACTCCAGCTTGAACTGCAGCACGGTTAGCAACGCCACCAGCAAAACGAACTTGAAGACCAGTGTATAAAACAGCACGAATAAGTTTGTCGATATATTCCGCTGCTTGTTCACCTAATAATTGTGAAGTTTCAGTCAGAATTGGGTCGATACCAACCATTTCAACAAAGTCAGTTAATTTAACAAAAGCACCGTGTTGCGTAATGGAGGTTTCATAGTTAACAATGGATAAATTTGTTTCGGTTGGAGGAGTTCCTTCAACTAAAGCAACGGTTGGGAGCGCCAAAGACTTGAAAATACGCCAAGAAATAGTTTTACCAACATTTCGTGGTAATACGGTTTTCTTAGCGAAGTTATATAATTGAACTTGGTCAATTAGTCTGTCCAAGAGAGCTTTTTCATAAAACTCTTTGAGTTCAATTGACAGACCAGTAGATGTCATAAGTGCCATAATTTAATCTCCTATAGATTATTTTCGGAACTCACCACGTTTTGCCTTCTCCACAAATTTCTTAAAATCATCTTTAGACATATTTTTCCAGTCTGTCGATGACACAACATCCATATCGGTGTCAGTCATAGAACCTGGGCTAGCAATAGCTTTGCTAACTTTTCTGTCTGCAATAATTTCAGCTTTTCTTCCGACTAAAGCGAGATAACCTTCATAAATCTGAACTAATGTTCTGCTTCCATTAAGCTTTCCGTCTGCATAATCTTGAAAATTTTCATCTTCCCAGATTTGCTTAAATTTACCAGGATATTTTGTTTCAAATTCTCCAATAAACTCGTTTGCTTTTTTCTGCGAAACTTCTTGTTCTTTTACAAGTTTCATCTCTTGCTTCTTTTTTTCTTTTAAGAAAGCTGGATAATCTGTAATAGGGTCTTTTCCTTGACTTTCCAACGTTTTCATATCTTGAAATTGTTGTAAATCAACTTCGTCCGTGATTTGTTCCTTGGTATATGGGTTTTTCCCACCGATACCTTCGATTACACCTTTAGTGTAAGCTTCTTTTTCAACGTTCTTCATTTCTGTTTCACGTTGTTTTTGCGCCTCTTGCTGTCTTCGCATTTCTGCAAATTTAGCGTTGTCTTCCTTACTTTGCTTCTTTGTTTGCTTATTTGTATCGGATACTTCAGATTTCAGCTTTGAATCAGCCTCTTTGCTCATATTTGGCTCAGCTTCTCCTTGACTTAAATCTTCACCGTCAAACTCCACAACATTCCGCTTTTCTGGAACCTTCTTATCGTCTGCCATTTTTTGTCCTCCTGACACACCATTGACTGGTGAACTCTATTTTCACGCTATCAGTGCGATTGGATTTTCACGCTATTCCTTGCGATTTATTAAACAGCACCAGTAGCTTGCGCCACCTCTGCAGCTGTCCTATCTTGTGCGGTCTTCGGCTTCGGTTGTTGGTCTTTAGTTTGATAAGTTTTAATAACTTCATTTGCCGCAGAAATTTTGTTATTAAACTCGCTTTCAAGATTTTCTGTATACTTCTTTCTAGTATTAAGCTGAATTTCAAGAGCTTTAGAATAATCAGATAATTGCTTCATTGCACCTTGCATTTGTTGCATAGATTGTTTCAATTGAGCATTTTCAGTCATTTGCTGTTTCTTGATTATAACACGCAAATCAGCTTTAAAGGGCATAAAAGATTCTGGCATTAGTGTCATATACTGCTCTAAAACATCTGGAGACATATTTTGGATACCACCATTTAAGAACAATGTATTAAGGGTGTCTGCTGCCATAATTTCTGAGAATCTGGTTCCAACGCCTGCTTCAATACCAATATCAAACGCAAGATTTTCATAATCCGAACCATTAAATATCATTCTTTCTTCTTTTGTTGGTTCTGGATATTGACTTGCATCAAACTGTGGATTATTTGCATTCATATCATTAAATTGTTTGTATGCCATTTTTTGTTCTTCTACTTCAGCATTACTTCTTTCGTATGTAAACTCTTGGTTGTCATAGTAGAGTTTATAAAATTGCAAACGAATTGCTGCGCAGTCTTTTTGCGCTCTCCATTGACGTTTTTGCATATCATCAATTGGTTTTTGTGCTTGAGCTTGAATCTGAGCAATGGCTGTTCCTGACAAATCACGACTAACTAAATCGCCAGTAAAGATTTCGGAAGCGTTTCTCATTGTTCTCGTAGTTTCAATTAAAGAACCGATAAATTCCATAACACCGCCAGAAATTGGATTTCCTTGCAAGCGTTGAATACCAAATGTATTTCCAGGAGTATAATCAACAATCATTTGACCTGGTTCGTTATTAATTACTTGACCACGCAAAGCGCCATCTTTAGTAATAATCTTTGACCAAGCTTGTTGTTGAGTGTCATAAGCAATCATTGCCAGCATAAGGTTAATAACCTTTTGGTTTGGCATTAATGATTCTGGTTCTGAACGACCATACAAACAGTTTTTTCTTGGTGTCAAAACACTTATTACGAAAGGATATAAACTCGCTTTTGATAATCTGGATTTGTATTGTTCTTCTGACTCTTTTTCTAAATATGAATCTTGGATACCTGGAATTTGTCCATCAATATCGTATTTTTCCATATTGTCTTTTCCGTAAGCTAAACCCTTATTTGCTTCATCTTCTTTATCTTTTAGTTTAGGACCTTTTTTCATTTCATAAACAAGATATGGATTTAATGGGGTTGCATCGCAAATTTTTACATTCTTAGTTTCTTTTGTAAAATAAATTTCTCCGTCAATTCTAAAGAATCGTGTATAAACCGTAACCATTCCACTATCAATTATTTCTGGTTGTGGGTCGTCATATTCTCCAGAGTCAATATTATCTGGTGTAATGTATTGATGAAGTTTTTTATCTTTCACCATTGCACGAATCGTTTTAACTTCTTCACGCTTGCGAACCATCACCCATTTTTGCTTTTGAAATTGAGTTGCTTTTAATCTAGGATTAGAAACAGCAAAATCTAAAACATCAATAATTTCAGCATCCAAAGCACCTTCTTGAGTTCCTTTAGGACCAATTGCGTGTTCATTCCAATAGTAATAATAAATCGAAGTTCCAGCAACTAGTGAATCAAGCGTTGCTTGTCTATCTAACTCTTGTTGGTCTATTTTTTTCGTCACAAACTTATCAAATTTCGTAACTTTTTCAGTGCTTTTTTCATCTAAGCTCGTTGCAAAGTTAAAAGCTACTGGAGTTCCAGTAACGTTAGAACGTTTGTTATCAACAATCATTTCAACTAAATTATAAACTGGACGTGGAATATTTTTTGTGTTTTCAGTAATTTGACCCCATTGGTCGCCTTCGAAAAACTTCCACCAAACAGGAATAGCAGCAGCTAATCCTTTTGTCTGCATATAAGATTCGTGGTCACGCCAAAGTGTGTAATTTAAAGTTTCAAACTTGTCGTCTTTTTTAGATTTCTTCATTTATTTTTGGCACCTCATCTCCCATAAGTTCATTGAGAATTTGTTTAGGAGTAACTTGTTTGTTAATTTCTTTATTAACTTCCAAATCTTGAATCCTCTTGTTTAATTCTACCACTTTTTCAGAAAGTTTGTTGATTGTTGTTAATATTTCTGAAACTTTCATAGCATTTTCATTTACTTTTTCAATGTCAAAATTAACCTTTTTTAAAAGTGCCTCTAACTCCCTATACTGTTTAGCTTCTTTCTCTGTTAGAATTACCACGATATAAATTCCCCTTCTTTTCTTTCATCATCAGTAGATAATGGGTCCCAACCCCTTTTAGGTTTTGGTGAAACCATCTTGTCAACATAAGTTCTTTGTTGACTCCTTATATAATACGCTATTGCAAGTGCAATTACAAGGTCATCGTGCTTTCCTGGCAATGCTTGTTCTTTTGTTCCACGTTCATTCATTGCAAAAGTCAGCATTTCGTTTAGTGTCAAATAATCGTTAAATACATTTGTGTGGTCTCTTACAATTCTTTTTAGCTCATCAATTATAACTGGTCTAGTAAGAACTGTCATTCTAAAACCATAAGATGTCGTTACTGCTTTTGAAAAGTTATCTTCAATCTTTCTCACAAAAACGTAAGGATATTCCATCTTTTCTAATTGTTTATGGACGTATGGTGTAAAGTTCGTTTCTATGCCAATTAATCCAAAGTTATAGTATTTACCAAGACAATAAGCGGCTTCTGCGTATTTATCTGGGTCAACCCTTTGTTTTCTAAATGCTGCAACTTGCCTGCCATTGCTATTATCTATAACTTGTAAAACGGAATAATCGCTTCCTTCTCCTGCTGGGTCTCCCCCAATGACGTATGGATGTCCAGCCTGTGGCTCTTCAAATATTTTAATACTGCCTTGTTTATAATCAACGAACGCATCGTCCAATACTGTAATTTTTTTACCATCTGAAGAATAGTTAACTTTACACTTAAAATCACCAATTCTAATTGGTTTCGGTATTTTTTCTAGTCTTTCCACTATTGCTTCAGCGTCAAACGCACAAGCGCCAGTTGCGACAAATGCTTCTTCTGGGTAAGCAGGATATTCTTGATGAAAAATATTAATGTCGTTGTTGCAGTTGTTTCTTATACACCATCTACGC